TTTGTCCGGGAATCTGTTTGGCAATAGCTTCGTCGTAAGGTTTGAATTCCTCAGAACGAGCTTCACGGCGCTTGTCGTGGGCGATTGTTTTTGCTTTGTTAATGTTTATGGTAATCATGCTTGCCCCCGCTCTGCAAACCACGCCGCTGCACCAATACCATAACCGGTTGGATTGGTGAAATCAGCTTCCCAAGCTTCGTAAAAAGTGCGGTCTACTGGGACTTGTGACTCGTTTACGATGTGATAAGGCAGTCCCGCTGGCACATCTTTACGGGCAATTTCTTCAATTGAGATGCCGCAATTTGGCGCGGGAATTACCAGTATGGCTCTGCCTTCTTCAGATTTATAAATAATCATTTGCGTCATGTTTTTTCCTTATCTAAAAACCGCGACAAAGTTATAGGTATTGGTAACCTTTGTTCCAGCGGTGTTATATGTAACAACACGAATGTTGGCATTTGCTGGCTGGGTCACATTGCAATATTTTGCCGTTCCAGAATCTTCGTTTGTTGACGCTACAGCCGAATAATTTGCATCAGGCATAGACGTTGTAAAATTAAGTATTACATCTCCAGTACCAAGGCTAGTAATGCTGGTTACATTTCCAGAGCCAACAATTGCCTGTGAGGCGTTGTATTGACACCAAGCTCGACACATATAGAGTGGTGCAGTACCTGTAACAGTAGCAACTTGCGCTGAGTTGATGTTTGGCGTTGTCAGTGTTGGGCTGGATATGGTCATCCCCGTCAATGGAGATGTAAGCCCTGCTGATCCAATTGTGCTTATTGGCATTACGTTACCTCAACCCAGTTTGTTGTGGCTTCATCCCAAGCGTAATTTTTGTCACCTGAGGGTATGGGAATTGGAGCATCCCATAAACAAGTTTCTTCATTTAATACCCAACTTAGATATGGTTTTGGAGGAATAAACGCATCACGACCTGCGTCGTAGGTAAACCCAATGCCTGCATAGTTCTTGCGGATGTTTCCGTTGTAGCTTGTCTGAACCCATGTCTCATGGCCTGTGAGATTTTTCAAAAACTCAATACCAATCGACTCCTGCTCGTTTCCTTGAGCATCCATTGTTTCACGATTGGCAACAACCAAAACTTCTGTGACGATGTTGTTTAAACCAATTTTTGCAAAGTGCGCCATATCTACCTCACGCCTTATACGAGCCGGAACCCGTAAACGTCAAAATTGTGTTTGAGCCAGATGTAGTGATTGTTGGAGATCCCGTGACTAGTCCTGAATAGTTAACGGTTGGAATTGAAAGTATGACAATACCAGAGCCGCCTGCTGCGGCATTCGCTCCGGATAATGAACCGCCACCACCGCCACCTGTGTTGGTAGTTCCAGCGACAGGCGTACTTCCTCCCGCACCGCCTCCACCCGCACCGCCAGATCCTGACGTATTTCCTCCGCCACCACCGCCACCAGCATAAGTAACTGATGAGCCAGTAATAGAAGATGCTGTACCAGCGCCGCCACTTCCAGCCACAGCCCCTGCTGAGTTGTTGCCAACTGCACCAGCGCCGCCGCCGCCACCACCACCCTCATAACTACCGGGAACGTGTTGACCTGATCCACCATTGTTACCTTGGCTTGGACTTGTACTTGGCGTATTGCCAGAGCCTCCAGCATAGACTGTGGAATTTGCTTGCGTTCCGCCACCACCGCCAGAGCCTCCGCTGGAACCAGCTAATGCGCCAGAACCACCACCACCGCCGCCGGTAGATGTAATAGAACTGAAAACTGAATTAGAGCCATTAACTCCATTAGCTCCTGTTCCAGTCGCTCCTGCGCCGCCACTACCAACAGTGATTGTGTAGGTTGTGCCGCCTGATATTGAGAACGATGAGCCTGCTCTAAATCCTCCAGCGCCGCCACCACCGCCACTATTGATACCTTTGCCGCCACCGCCACCGCCAGCTACAACAAGGTAATCAATATTGTAGTTGTATATAGTAGATTGCAAAAATGCCCATCCAGTGGGTGTATAAACTTCATACTTTGATTCTGTAGTGTTGTAGCGAAGCATTCCAGCAGTTGGACTACCGGGTCTCTGTGCGGTTGTCCCGCCGGGCAAGCTGATTGCCCCAGTACCATTTAAAGTTGCGTAGTCCAATTGAACTGGCCCAACAGTGCCTTGACCCGGTGCAATCACCTGCGTGATTGGGCTTGTGTAGTACACATAGATGTTGTTCGTCCCACTGGATGGGGCAGAAGTGAATGTGATGGTATTGCCGCTGACTGTATAAGCGGATGACGGGTTCTGGGCTACGTTGTTGACAACCACCTGAACCTGCGCCACAGAAGCCACTGGGCGAGACAGAGTAAACGCCGTGGTCGAGGCATTGCCACTGAAATAATCAATGGCTGGTGTAAACGCCTGCGTGGTGTTGGTGTTGCCTATGAATGCCATGTTATGCCGCCAGCAATACTGAAACAAACACGTCAGCCGATGTCGCTGCGCTGGACACAACCTTGAGTGCATCGGACGCAATCAGAACTACACGGTTGCCTTGAATCACTTCCAACGAACCGCCCACAGGTACAGTGGCTGTTTTGACCAAGTAGATGTCTGTGGCTGAACGGGTGACGTAAACATCACAAGTGATTGGGGAGGTTGTTGTGTTCGCCACCACCAAGCTGGCAATTGCCGCAGTTGTGGATGCCGCCACCGTGGTCAACGTGGACGCAGATGTGCCAACATTCTTGGCGACGTAGGAGGTATTTGTGTATGTTGCCATGTCAGCCCATCATAAAAGAGAGAAAGTACGCTTGGTCAAGAATGTTTTGCGTAGGTGTGTCGTTGGTTACCGAATACTCAGCGGGGTAAGACACAAAAACATCTTTTGTGCCAGCACTAAAATTAAGTGCCGATGGCTGTGTACCAGAGCTATTAGATAAAACAGTTGTTCTGGCAAGCGCTGTACCAGACGATGTGTATGTACCGATCCCAACTTCCCACTCGTTTCCGGTTTGTCCTGCAATGGTGTAATACGTGGTGTTTGCGTTGCCAATGACGGCAAAGGACTGATACCCAGTTGATGCCCCGAGCAGAGTCACTGTCCCCGTACCCGCCGTGGTGGTGGTCTCTTTAACTCGGTCTGCAAGTACAAAAGCCATGTGCGTCCTTAATCCGTCTCAACCAACGTCCAGTCAGGGGTTTCTGAGTTGTCTACCAACGCCCAGCCAGCAGTTTGAGAATTGTTGACATTTTGCCAGTTTGCGGTCTGGCTGTCATCTACCAATTTCCAGTAGATTGCAATTACAGACCCAACAGAACCTGTAGCCTGAACCCCAGTTAAAGCAAACGATTTGTTTAAACCAACCGTACCAACCAGCCCAGCAGCACCATTGCCTGTTATAGGGCCACCTTGAGAAAAGACAACAGTGTTAACTGCACCCGAAGCCACAACGCCGGTCAATGCTATAGAAATAGCTGGGCTTACTGTTCCAACTGAACCTATAGCTTCGTCGCCAAATGTTGCGTCAGACTCGTTGTATATGACCGTACCAGCAAAACCAGAAGCCCCAACTCCCGTTAACGCAACTTCTTGGCTTTGTGTAACAGTCCCGACCGCTCCTGCGGCTGACACCCCTGTTATGGCGAATATCTTTTCTGGGGTCAGCGTACCCGCAAACCCACTGGCGTGAACTCCGGCTATTAACGGGAAATTTGTCTCATCTACAGCGCCAACATCTGCGTTGGACAAAACACCAGTCAAAGCAACAGATATGCTTTGTACAACCGTCCCAGCACTGCCCGATGCTTCTACGCCTGTTACTGCTTGAGAATTTAAGGCGACAACCGTACCTACACTGCCTGTCGCCAATACACCTGACAGAGCAAATTCTTTACCCGCTACAACTGTTCCAACATCCCCAGTCGCGGCTACGCCCGTCAGGGCAACGACGACTACATTTTCGCCAAGAGCGGCATAGGGTGACTGGGCGTATGCGGATATACCAAACATGGTCTACGGCCTGCGCCGCCTCCGCTTAGGTTGTGGCTAAACGCAACAAAGCCGTTGAAGTTGTGTCTGCTGGCATGGTCAAGGTAAAAGTTCCGGCACTGATAGTTTGTGAACCAAACGTATGGACAGAAACCGCCTTGTTACTCTGAGAAGAGTTGTAAATCAACACCGCATCAAACGCTGTGGTCAAAGTCACAGAGGTGTAGACCAAACTAGCAGAAGGCGTAAAAAACGCCACGCCCGCCGTAGCAGATGCGTTTGTTGCTGTAGGAGGGTTTGCTATTGTTACCGTTATGCCACCTGCGGTGTACCCAGCACCAGAGACTTCTCCGGTTGTAGTGTATGCAGTGGTCGATGCGTTAATGGTAGCTGATGCCAAAAACAAAGCTGCTTTAAACGTATCAGCGGCAGATGTGCCACGGGTTGGCGCAGTGCCGAAGTTGTGAGTTGCTGTCATCAACTCGCCCATGAACGAGGTACACATTGATTGGGTATTTGCCACTTGGATTCTCCTTAAAACGAAGCTGCTCTGCCGCCAGCAAATGTTGGGGGCTTTTTCAAAGTTACATGCGCGGAACGGTGGACAAGTTCTCCGTCCAACCAGTACTCAACCCATGTGGTGTGTTCATTGTCATTATCGACTGTACCTTCCCGCTTTTCAAGCAGAGAATCGTCCATTTCGCCTTTGGTTGTGGTTACTAGCATTACACGATCCTTATGAGTGCTGACGTGCTGGTGTTTGCAGGCATCGTCACGGTGAATGAGGTGGTTGATGTTTTGTTGTTGCCAAAGTCAAGGACGCAAACAGCGCCATTGTCTCCGGCTTTGTAGATCAACGCGCCACGGGCCGTGATCGCGCCTGTCCATGACGGAGAAGAAAAAGTCACGTATGTCACGCTACCGGACGCTGTTGTTTGAGAAGACACTGTAGTGGTGACGATCTCTCCGCCTGCCACGTAGTTACCGCCTGATGCTTCACCAGTGGTTGTGTAGGCTGTGGTTGTCTCGTCCAATGTTGCATCGTTGGTGTACAGAGCCAGTCGGAACGTATCCGAGGCCAAGTTAATTGACCCGTTTGCCAGCCCTGCCCGCAGCGTATTGCAAGAGAAGTTGCCTTGAAAAGCCATCAGGTCACCGCCTGTCTAAACTGTCCTGACCTGTAAGCGTCTTGACGCTCCATGCCATCGCCCAGACGTTTCGCCAACGCAAGTGCTTCTTTGAACTTGGTGTCGTACAACGTGATGATGTCTTGCTCACCTTTCATAAAAGTGTAAGCCTCTACCAATGAGCCATACAGCAAAACGGAATCAAAGTTGTCCCCCAACCACGTTGTGGTCGCGGTGGTGATGGATTCTGGGTAGTAATAGTAGTGAAGCTCAACGTAATACGCCGCATCAGGCGTTGGGCCAAGGATAATTGACAATTCGTTGGTGATCGCAGAACTGACAATCGTCGGGCCAAACAACGCGTAGTATTTTGGAACACCTTTGTCGTTTGGCGCAGGGTACGCCTGACGGATGAAATTTACATCCTTGTTGAGTAAATACTCAAACGTGCCAGTGTCCAAGTTTCCACCAACAACACCTGTCACCAATGCCAACGAATACACAGACAAAAAGTCATTTGGCAAAGACACGTACTTATTGCTTGACGTGATCGCTGTGTACTGATTCTTGCGAAGCGACGGGAACTGAACCGAGTTGTAAATGCGCTGCTCAGCCTGCTGAATGAACCGATTGATCTGAGCGGTTGAGTTCTCAGTCGATCCATCAGCAAGGTATACAGGGGGAAACTGATTCTCCGTGTATGACTGAATGGCAATTACAAGCTGGCTGTAGTTCACGCCATTGGCCCCCGCGCCATCACGCCTTTGGTTGCGCAGCCAGTGCCACGGATTTTGATACC